ACACAAAGAAGCCCACATCATGAATGAAATATTACAGAATCAACCTTTAAGTCAAGATCAGTACTTCTGTAGAGCAGTGGCCCACTATGACGATGAGATTTTTGGGCTAGCAATCCTTGATTTCACCATAAGAGAAGACTGTGGGTTAGTCATTGTAGATTTGGATCTAGATGGGAGAGGTGAATGGAGCACCATTGGATCAACTGTTAAAGACCAGATAAAATTAAACCCTCAGAATCTCCCTAATTTTGTTCATGATTTCACATTTGGCCATTTAGCAAACAGTACAGATAGTCCTTTTGTTAGCTTCTTTCCAGCAGTAGGAGACGGATTTGACCACTTGACACCGGATGTGATGATCAGAATGCCTTCAGGACGCACCCACATAATAGAATTCACAACTTTCAGAGGGACATCCCAAGGAGCACAGCAAGCTGCTCTTCTGAAGATTGGAAAATATGAGTCAGCATGTGAGAGGAGGAGCAGAATTAGTCCAGTCACTTTCTCAGTGATTTCTGTTCATAGATATGGAGTATGGACAAACCTTGACTTAAGTGAGGAGCAGGTGAATGAGCTTGTATACAGATTCAGGTTGGCAGTGAGCATATTTGAGGAGATGAAAGTGATGTTCCCTGAGCTGTCTCTGGTTGATGAAGAGCTGAGCAAAACAGAGAGAGAAGTGCTAGGCATTGTGTCAACTATTAAAATGGATTGGGAGAGGACTGAGAAGACTTTCCCTCACTTTAAGAGAGAAATGTTTGAGAATTTCAGACAGTCAGAACCAGACTTTGATTATATATCATCAATAATATCCAGATGTATTGGTGAATCAGAAGAGTCTATCTTGAAAGAAAACTACTTTGAACTGCAGAATTTGCAACTTAGACTAAGGGAGAATGGGAGGCAATGTGAGAAGGCATTGAGTGCCTTCTCAAGTGAGATGGCATCTGGAGATCTGCGAGATGTTAATGACCCTAAATCTACAGTCCAAATTCCTCCCTGGGTCACAATTGAAGGCCCTGAAGGGAAAGATCTAATACCACTGAAGTCTTTGGAAATCAATGGGGATCATCCAATGCAGAGAATCTGGTCCAAAGTTTGTAATTCAGCATCTTTAGAACTGATAGACAGGATGGTGGATGATCCTGAGTCTGAGTTACAACATGCCATTTCCGGGACTAGAGATCGGGCGGATGAAAGGAGCAGATATCATAGGGTAATTGTCGAATTGGATAGTGCGGAACTAGAATATGCTGCAACACTCGGAGTTGGAGGTAAGAAATACAGAGACCATCATTCATCAAGAGAAGCAAGGACCCGCAGTAAGAGGGGCTTTTCCCTAGACCACAATATAAAGTCCTTAGAGAGGTTCATATCAGGATGCACCCAAGAGCTGTTAGAGGAGGGTGACTACTACAAACCCCTGCTGGAGGATATGCCCTTAAGGATTGAGGCACAGAGAATCCATCAACCCACTTATACAAGAAACAATGGAGAGAATGAATTCCTTAGGAATCATAGACTGTTTATGGAAACTCCTCTTGGCTCATGGTCGCAAATGGTTAGTCTCATCGGAGCCGAATTGTCTGCATCAGTCAAGCAACATGTAAAACAGAAGAGCTTTATTGTAAAAAGACTGCTAGGATCAGGAATATACTTGCTGATTAAGCCAACTAATTCCAAAAGTCACATATTTGTGTCATATGCTCTTGACAAGCTATACTGGTCTCATGACTTGTCAAGTGGGACTGAATTTAAAAGGTATTTGGACAGCGGAGACTTATTTATCACTGAGTTCACGTCCTACAAGCTGAGCAAATTAACTAACTTATGTAAGTGCTGTTCGCTATTGGAAAGTTCTCTCAGCTTCTGGACAGAAGCATATCATGAGAAGCCATGGCTAAGTGTTGATGTGATCAGGGATGGACGTCAGCCAGAGATCTTGACAATGACAAAGCTTTCGTTATTGACCTTGCTAGAGGATAAAGCTAGAACTGAAGAATTGCAAACACTTCTTAGATATGTAGTTATGGAAGGATTTGTATCGCAACCTGAGCTACCTAGACCACAGAAGATGATATCTAAATTGCCTAGAGTTTTAAGAACAGAGTTGCAAGTCTTGCTTGTCCAGAGGGTGATGACTTCTATAAGTAGGATTGCAGCAAATCCATTCAAGCTCAAGAAGTCTGATGGCTCCATTAGCTGGTCTGGATTGTTCAATCCGTTGTCTGGCTCTAAATTGCTTGACTTACAGCCGCTGATAAGCTGCTGCTACAACGGGTATTTCAAGAACAAAGAAGAGGAAACTGAGCCTTCTGCTTTGTCAGCTATGTACAAGAAGATAATTGAACTAGAGCATTTAAAGCCAGGAACAGATGAATTCTTAGGTTGGGGGGACCCCGAAGACCCCAAGACTCATGAATTCAGCAGATCCTACCTCAAAGAAGTGTGTGAGCACGGAAAAGCAATCTTGAAAAGAATGTACGGACACAATGTTCTGCAACAAATTGATGACCAGATCACAAGAGAAATCTCCTCACTCACCATTGAAAGACTAGCAACTCTGAAGGCAACTAGTAACTTTGATGAAAACTGGTATGTGTATAAGGATTGCAAGGATAAAAACTACACAAGAGACAAATTACTGGTCAAAATGTCTCAGTTTGCATCAGAAGGGAAAACATTAGCAATAGAAAAGTTCGAAGACTGTATGACCTCTATTGAATCAAGAGGGGCTATGCATATTTGTTTGTTTAAGAAGCAGCAGCATGGAGGACTTAGGGAGATTTACGTCATGGGAGCAGAAGAGAGAATTGTTCAGTCAGTCGTAGAGTGCATAGCTAAAACGGTTGGCAAATTCTTCTCTTCAGATACGCTATGTAATCCAAACAATAAGTCCAGAATTCCTGAAAGTCACGCACATAGGGCTAGAAAACACTGCAGGTCTTCAGTTTGGACGTGTGCAACTTCCGATGATGCCAAGAAGTGGAATCAGGGTCACTTTGTAACAAAGTTTGCTATGATGCTGTGTGAGTTCACATCACCGAAATGGTGGCCCATAATCATTAGAGGGTGCTCAATGTTCACCCGGAAATTTATGATGATGAATATGAGGTATCTGGACATTCTAAATGGACACAGAGAGCTCAAAGTAGATGATGAATTTGTGATGACCTTGTTCAATGCATATCATGGAGAGGTGGAGGTGCCATGGCTTGAGAAGGGAAGGACGTACTTACAGACAACCACAGGGATGATGCAGGGAATTCTTCATAGTACCTCATCTTTGCTTCACACTCTACATCAGGAATTTGTTCGCTCATTGTCATTCAAAGTTTTTAACATGAAAGTTCAGCCAGACATGGGTTCTAAGGTGGTTTGTGATGTCATGCAGGGCTCTGATGACAGCTCTATGATTATAAGTTTTCCTGCGAATGAAGATTCCACCTTTATGAAGTGTAAAATGGCAGCAGCAATGTGTTTTAGAGTGAAGAAAACACTAGGGCTATACTTGGGAATATACCCGTCCGAAAAGTCCACGTCTAACACAGACTTTGTGATGGAATATAATTCTGAGTTCTTCTTCCACACCAGCCATGTGAGACCTTTGGTGAGGTGGGTCTCATCATGTTGTAGTCTACCAGAGGTAGAAACTCTTGTTGCCAGGCAAGAAGAGGCATCCAATCTACTCACCTCAATATCAGAGGGGGGAGGATCTTTTGCATTGTCTGCTATGATACAACAATCTCAGTGCACAATTCACTATCAGTTAATAGGGATGGGTGTGTCATCCATTTTCCCTCACTACAGAAGGGCTCTAGCTAGATGGAAAGACCCTGGGCTGGGGTTCTTTCTGCTAGACAATCCATATGCTGCAGGATTAGGGGGTTTTAGATTTAATCTGTTCAAGGCAATCACAATGACAGAATTACAGAAGGTCTATGCTTATTTCATGAGAAAAGTCAAGGACAATTCTCTACCTGAGGAGGAGGGAGTGTTAGTGCCAGAGACCTGCAGTGTCAGTCCTGGTGGAGCAATAATAATGAGTTCCTCGTTGAAATGGGGATCCAGAAAGAAGTTCTCTAGGCTCAGAGACAGACTGAATATACCAGAAAACTGGGTTGAGTTAATTAATGACAACCCAGAGGTCTTATACAGAGCTCCAAGAACAGGAGAAGAGATAATATTAAGAATAGCTGAGAAAGTACACAGTCCTGGGGTTGTCTCTTCATTATCAACTGGGAATGCAGTCTGTAAAGTAATGGCAAGCTCAGTATACTTCCTTTCTGCGGCAATTTTTGAGGATAGTGGCAGGCCAGAATTCTCCTACTTAGACAATTCAAAGTATAGTATACTACAAAAAATGATGGCGTATGAAGGCTTCAATGGCTCACATGATATAGATCCTGAAGACATACTCTTTCTTTTCCCAAATGTGGAAGAGCTGGAACAATTAGATATGATAATTTATGATAAGGGCCCCATTGATTTGGTAGAGAGAGTTAGTTCTAGGGAAGCAACCCAGTCAAGAGTAGTAGTTTTTGATGAGAAGAGATGCATGAGAGTCAGCCCAGAGAAATTGGTTTCCGATAAATGGTTTGGAACTCAAAAGAGCAAGATAGGCAGAACTGCATTTGAGGTTGAATGGGCAAAGTTGACCCGAGTAATAAGGTGGCTCAAGGACACTCCTGAGGGAACAATGGAAAAGTCTCCATTGTCAAATCAGATCCAAATAAGGAATTTCTTTGCGAGACTGGAGGGCAGATCCAGATGTGTGAGGATAACAGGAGCTCCAGTGAAGAAAAGGTCAGGCATGAGTAAGCTAGCCCTGGTAATACGTGATAACTTCTGTAAAACTGGTCACTTGAGAGGAATAGAAGACATAAGTGGGAGCTCTAGATCTGTTTCTGTGGAGGTCTTGAGGCACATTCTGTTCTCGGTTCTGCAGGGTCCTTATAGTGACGAGTCAAAGCTGGATCTAAGTATAAAATCATTATCTTCATCTAGCGAGATTGAGCTGAGAGAAAATGATGGGAAGACTAAGGCTAACATTTTAAGCATACTGCAGAGCTACATATGGGCCGACAGAGGAGTGATCCAGAAGATAGAAAGGGCAGGAGCAGGAACAGTAGGGGGTTTCATCAAGCCTCAAAAGTCATACAAAGATGGTCAGACAATTAAATACTATGGACATGGAATATGGCGTGGTATGATGGACGGTATAGACATGCAGATTGATATAGACAACAAGAGGAATCAGAATCCGCAGATCACAAGTATAAGAGTTGCTGGTACAAAAAGCCCATGGGTTGTTTGCCAGAGTTTAAAAATATGGTGTGAAGACATGGGGGTTAAAAATTCAGCTGACTTCTCTGAGTCGGTCAGACGGACTCCCAAATTCTGGCTGTCAAACTTCAGAATGTTCGGCGGGAACCATCCTTTGGGAGCCCCTGTTTACATCTTAGATGGCAGAATGGATGACCTACGAGAGATCAGAGATGAGGACATTCTCATCAAAGTCAGGAGAGGAACATTGAATTTGTTTGTAAAAAGCAGGGGGGGTAGTGAAATGCACATATTATCATATACTTCTTCTGACACTGATCTGAGTCCATCAATGGTTAAAGAGGCTGAATTATCTATGCCAGGGCTGATGAATCTTTTTAGCAGAGAACCAAGTAGATCCTGGGTGAGTTGCTCTCCCCTGCCGGTCCAATATACAGAAGTGCTGTTGGACGTGTGTGAAGGATTGAAAAGAGTGGACAGAATAAACCCCATTAGGCTAAGTGAAATAATTAGAATCTGCACAGACTCTTCTTTGAGAACAAAGGTTGGCACAGTGTACTCAATGCAGCAGTTCTCAGAAGAGGCCCAAATAATTGATTGTGATGACCTCCTAGACATTATGATAGAGGACATCAAAACTGGAGCCTTCAGTGAGGTTGTTAGGAAGATGGAGGATGAGGTGAAAGGAGATAATGAGGACTTGGATTTTGACTATGATGACATCAATTTGTTCGGCCCTGCTCACCACAAAGAGTATGGGGAATTATCCTTAGTGTCACATCCTTTGATGGACAAATTTGTAGACAATGCCATATCCATAATGGGTAGGTCATCACTCAGGAGACTGCTGGAGCTGGGGGTGACAAAAACAAGATATCTGAAGATCTCGAGATTGGTCTACAGAGCTATAGGGAGGAATGTGGATGCAATTAAAACAGATGACTTTAGCTTGGAAGACCAGCCTAGTATAAGTGAAGACATGCTGGGATGAAAGACCCCAGATCTCATGCTAGGAACAAATGGATTGATCAGAGCATTACATACTGTTTGGAGATTAGAATTTGGTGGAATATTATAAATTCATTAAGTAATGGGCGGTCTTTGTGT